CCCCGCCAGCCGCAATGGTGGCGGCGGCGGTGTTCTGTGCCGTGCTGCTGGTGGCGGGCTTGGTGCGCGCCGCGCCCGCGTTCATGGGCACTGTCGGGTCTGGCGCGGCTGGTGTAGGCGGCAGCGCTACAGGGCCGTTCGGGGTCCCAATGGAGCTCGGTCCGACGATGTCAAGGTCTGCCATCTGGCTATCTTCGTTCTTGTGGCTCAGCGCCCACAGCCACAGCGCGGCACGATCATCGCAGCGGCGCAACAGACCCTTGGTGTTTGGCCACAGACGTTTCATTTTGTAGAACTCGCCCGGCACAAGCGAGAGATTTCCGCTCGCCACGTGTGACTTGATGGCACGCATTTCGGCATAGCGCTCGCCAGCCATCGACCACGAGTGGCCACGGTTGTATGCGGTATCAAACAAGACGCCGAGCATGCTTGGCGTGAGTTGGTCCGCGCCCGGCACCTTGCGCAGAACTTCTGCGGTCCATGTCGGGACGTCGCGCTCAGCGAATACCTTGATCGCCGCGCTCCACGGAATGAGAATTTTGCTGCGCACTTCCGCAAGCTTGGCCTTGCCCGCGTTGCCGGTGTAGCCAGAGCAGCATGCCATCACCACCAGCATGTTGCTATCGACCAGACCTTGCCAGTCGGCGATGATCTTCGAGCGGCTGGCTTGACCAAGGTCATACCCAATGCCGACCGTGACGCCGCTTTGCAGGCCCGGCCACTCCGGGCGCTGGTAGTGCTTTTCGTAATAAGCCTTCGACGTGACCTCGTGGCGGAGGCAAAGATCGAACGAAGCCTTTGATATTTTCTTTGCCATGTGTTTTCCTCTTTAGGCTTTGATTTCTTCGATCAGGAGCGTGGCGGCTGATGCGCCGCCAAGCAATCGCCCCGCGCCGCTGCCGTTGAGGCGGACGGTTTGAGCGCCGCCACCAACGCGCACCGTGATCGTCTGCGCCGATACGGCGCCCGGAGTATATTCGGCAGTGAAGTCGAACGTATGCTTGGTGTTCGAGGCCATGATGTTGACCATCTGCGCGCCAATGCAGGTCGACCCCTGAAAGATCGCTGCGACGACATTGTCTGCCACGGACCCCGACACCTGTCCTTTGAAGGTAATGCGGAGCTTGTTTGTGGCGCTCGCAGGCGTGTACGCCTGCGAGATAATTTGAGTGCCTCCAGAAACAAGCGGAACCGCGTCGGTGGTGGGGATCAGCGCCGTGAGATCAGCGTTCGCGGCGTAGGTCGCCAGCACCGACCCGACGACCGCACCATTGGGAAAAATTCCCGCCGCGACCGCGCTGTCCACATAGGCTGTGTTTGCCGCGCGCGTGTTGTTCGACAGCGCGGCTTGGTTAGGAACTGTCGGATTGCCGGTAAGTGCAGGCGATGCCAGCGGGGCCTTCAAGGCGAGCGCGGTCGTCACGGTCGCAGCAAAGTTTGCGTCATCTCCCAGCGCGGCTGCGAGTTCGTCAAGCGTGTTCAATGCGCCGGGCGCTGAAGCGATCAAGGCATCAACAACGTTATGCACGAACGCTGCGTTTGCGATCTGCAAATTATTTGTGACGGTTGGGGCGGTGGGACAGGTCGGCTGACCGGTTAGGGTCGGACTTTCACCGACGAGGATCTGGGACTTTGGCAATAGTTCGACTGCGCCAGAAGTTCCAAGCGTCAGAACTCGGTCGTTCGCTGGCGTCACGTCGTCTAGCAGCGCGAGCAAACCGGACAGATCATGCCCCTCATTCCAGTCATCCGGTTGCACTTGGTTCGGATTGCCATTGGTGGCTCCGGAAAGAACTTTCTTGTGAATGACGGGCATTGGATTTTTCCTTTTTTAGACGACGGCAGCGAAGGCGGCATCAACCTGCGCCGTGGTGGTGATGGTGCCAGCGTTGATCGCAAGCTTCACGTCAACGAAAGCTTGGATGCAGTCGCGATAAAAGTCTAGCATGGCGGATGAGACGGCCATGATGATCGTCTGGTCGAGCGTAACAATATCGCCGTTGCCATCGACCCACGGCGTCGTCCACAACGGATCGACCACCACCGCCATGCGGGCGCGGAGGAGAAGCTCCGAGTTGAAATCATCCGTAGGCACGAAATCTGCGCCGATCAGAAAGCCAGCCTCCATTCGCTGGTTAAGTTTTTGCTCCGCATATTTTAGGATCAGAATGCCAAGCCCGAATGGAGCAAGCGCGACCTGCAAGGACAGATCGGTTTGGTTTCCGCTAACGTCTCGCGGCCACCCCGCCGGAATGTGGCCTTCCGCCAAGAACGCGAGATAAAGCGCGTCCTCGTCGGTCACGACAATCGCGCGCTCTGCGGAAAACACGCGACCGTCGTCGGCGAGCCAATACCATTGGGAAAGGTTGATGAGATCGACCATTATCGAAAACTCTCCAGATTAGGCGTATTGACCGCCGCTTGAAGTCGTCCCCGCAACGGTGCCGGGGAAGTAGGACGCACCCTGCCCTTGCGTGTTGATCACGCCGTTCAGGATCGCGTTGTATCTTCGACCGGTGACGTTTCCGGGGTTCGTAAAGGTCGGCGTCGAGGTCGCCGGAACTTCGATCTGCCCGCCCGACACGCAAAGCGCGAAATCCGTGACGACGATGGGCGTCGTGATCGTGTACGTGATACCGGGGTTCAGGGTGAGGGTGCCGTTGCGGTAAGCCGCAAAGGCGTATGGAGTATTTGCGGCGAAGCGGTGAGGGCCGACATTGACCTGTCCTCCGCCGTTGCCGATGAAGCACCACGTTCCGCAGAGCCCGCTTTCAGTGTTGTAAGTGTTGAGCGTCGCACCCGCTCCGCTTGCTCCGGCCCCGGCATAGTTGACGGTGTTGGCCGTGAACTTCAGATGGCGGATCGTCAGAACATTGGGACCGACACAGCCAATCGCGCCGTTACCAAGCCCCGTCGAGTTAACATGCACATTGGCAGGTGATCCTGCGTTGCCGTCGATGGTGACAGCCGGCCCCGGTATCGCCGACGTTTGAACGGTTTCGAGGTAGGTCCCGTCTGCAACCAAAATGCTGACGCCATAGGTGGCGCTCGGGCCGAACTTGAAAGCCTCGTTCATCGCGCGCTGGATCGTCTTGAACGGACCGTTGACGCCAGAGACCGTCGCCGCGCTGCCGTTATAGTTGACATCGTGGCCGGTAGTGCCATTGACATAAAGCGTTGTGTTTGCAACGAGGACCTTGATCACGCTCTGCTGGCTGTTGGTCAATTGCCAGTAGGTTCCGTCGAAAACAAAGCGCGCAATCATGCCAGCGCGCATATCGGACAATTGCAGATCGCCGCCGTCAACACGCTTGATCGCAACCGCGCCAAACGCAGAAACGTTCAGCGTAGCCGGACCATTATTTCCGACGGCGATCTTGGTGACAATCTCCATGCCCTTTTTGTATTCGGCAATCGCCGGCGTCGGCGAACAAACCACCACGTTTTGAGAGCCGGTGTCGTCAGCATACTTGGTTTGCCCACGCTGGATCAAATGCTGAATTGCACGCAGCAGAATTGTTTCATCGACGTTGGTGTCTGGCACAACCGGAGCCGCAAGCGCCGTGTTACCGTTACCGCGAGAAACAATTCGCAGCACGCCCATCAACTGATTGAACCATGACGCCTGAAATTCTGTGCCGTCGTCCACGTCAGACGAAGTGCAATCTTTGAAGAACGTATCGTCTGCGGCTGGCGTGCGCGTTTCGGAAGGTCGGATGGTGACACCACCAGCAGCGACGGTCGGGCCATAAAGATCAAGAGCCATTTCTTACCTCATAGATTGTTAGGATCTCTGCGTGAACGACGCGTGAAAGCAAACATTGCAGCGGAAAAAGATCAGGCCCGCACGAGAGCCGACGACCCGCACGCATTCTTCCGGCAAGCGACGGGAGAAAGCGCCCCTCTTCTTGCCATGACGGACTTTGATCTAGATAAACTATGATGCGCAATTCGGCGCGACCGATTGTAGAGCCCGCGCGATAGTTGCCAGCGAAAGAGCACCCGGCACGCCCACCGCAGCGCGAATAAGTCTCCTGACAATCAATGGTCCAGCCGCCGCGTGCAGCTATTTCGGCATAGAATTCGCAGCGTGTGCCGCCGAGAGCGGTGACCTTGGTGCATAGATCTGGGAACGGGTCACAAGGGTCTGGCAAGCCATATTCAATCATCCATTCGTCACGCGTCTCGTTAATCGAATGGCACCAGAACTCCTCACGTAGTGCGCAAAGACGAACATAAAAGAAATACATCATGACGGCGAACGACCGCCAGTATTGCCACAACACAGAGCCGGTTCTGTCCTGAGTTGAAAATGCATCGTTATTGAAAGCCTCAGGATTGAAAGCGGCTTCCATGCCACGCGGTGGCAAACCTTCATTGGTCTGCCAAGCTCGCCCACGCGGCAATAACTTGAGCGTTTGCTCCGTCACTTCATCAAGTGTTTGTGGGCAAACAAAAGCCATTGCTAAGCCTCAAAAGTCACGGTGCCAAGCACGGCCATCTCACCGGGCAAAAGAGCAACGTCGACGGTTGGAGCATTGATCTTGTGGCGTTGCTCTCCGGTCGCGTTCGCAACAGCCTGCCACACCCATGAAACAGAAAACTTGAACGGCGTAGCAAGGTACGGCATCGACCCGAAAACAGCGTCAGTGCCGGATGGACGCGACAGCCTGCGGAAAGTGTCCTTAAGTTCGGAGAGCACAGCCTCCTGAACTTCAGTAGTGTTTGGTTCCAGCCCGGAAACAGTAACGTTGACCGGAATGGCTACTGGCGCTGCAATCGTGACCCTTGCGCCAGCGGGCTGCAACGCCGAAATATGTTCGCGCACACGCGCAACGTCAGCCGCAGACGGAATGCCGTCGTCATACAGATCAAACATGAGCGGAAACGCCCGCACCGTGCCATTGCCAGCCCACAGACGTTCAACGTAAACAGTCGGACGATCCTGCACGAACGAAACGCCAGCAACTTGTCCGGCCCATGTAACATAGTCGGCGGCAGCACCGCCCATGATCGGGTTGCGCTTGCGGAACAAAATGCGCTGACGCCAGCTTTCCAGATCCTCGACCTCCGATCCAAACACGATCGCGTCCGAAGAAACTTCCGCGGTCGGGGCGGTACCGCTCGTCGACGTTACGCCAGAAATAATCTGCAAAGGCGTCCCAGCTTCAGAGTTTTTGTCCTTGCCGTCACCGACCGATTTAACCGGAACGGAAAGCATGCCGCTCGCAGTAAGAACACCCCCAGCCGTCACCAGATATTCGATGTTGTCGGCTCGTCGCAAAACAGCATTGGTGGAGACCACCAAATCGTCAGTTGCGGTGAATTCAACTTTGCCTCCCGCAGGAGCAGCGGGTTTTTGCGGAATATTGTATTCGGTTCCGTGGCGCGCGAGCGCATCATAGTCTGGAGCCGTGTGAGCAAAGATCGATTTCTCAATATACGAGGCAAACCCAAACGCTTCGAAAACTTGCCCGGCGATAACCTTGGCCGACGCATAGATATTATTCGGCCATACCCAAGCATCAGAGCCTTTTAGATTTGCTCTAAAGGATCGTCGAGCTCTTTCGGTAAGGGATTGCAGCGTCGGAAGATCGAACATTTTTCTAATCCCTAGTTCGGCGGCACGGTCGGGAATGGTTGTTTAGGTGGCGTGTTAGCGGTTTGAGCCCAGATGTTTTCAAACTTGTATTCGTAAAGCTTCGAGCCGTCGCGACCATATGCCTGCATCGAAAGATTGACGCCGTCGCCCGGCGCTGGCCTGCGCTCAGCTTGCGCTTCAATGCGAGCGCAAGCGCCTTGCTTGACAAGGCAATTGGTCGCCTCAAGCGCAATCAGTTCGACCCATCTCACGATCTCGTCATTCAGATAGCTGCGCTCAAAAATCCAAAGCAGCGATCCCATTTCTTCTTCAGACAAATCATCGCGCAGGTCAACGCCATCGCCCCACCAACCACGCAGGTCGCCGTCTTCGACCAAGCGAAACAATGGATGATCTTTTGAAATGCGTTTGTCCGTGAACAGGCAGAGAATGAACGCCGTGTGCAACGCCGCCTTGGCTCTAAGCCCGCCTTGATTTTGCTTTTCGTCTGGCGAAGCCAGCGCCCAATCGGCATGACCGCGCCAAGGGTACCAAACGCTGTCCCAGAAAAGCGTCGGCTGTTGCTGCTCACCTTCGTCGATGCGTACAGTCAAAGCCATCTAGATCACCGCGAAAACGACGGAAGAGAGCCCTGCCTCGGTGGCCACCTTGTTGGGCGCTTCTTCATCCGGTCCACTCACACCTAAGTCAACTCGGCCTGATTTGGCAACGACCCATTTGCCGCCACCCACACCGCCAGCAAACCGCTCGGTCGCCGTAGCCGTGATCTTGCCGTCCTCGATCTCCACCTTGTTGCCGTCATATTCCAGCGTAATTTTATCGCCGTCCAGCACTATGCTGATGGTCTTCTCGTCCTCTTCACTTTCGTCATCTTCGCTGGTGTCTTCTTCACTGCCGCCTTCTGCTTCTTCACCGCCACTATCCTCCGTGCCGGTCTTGTAACCCTTGCCGATACGGATGTTGATTTTTTCCTTGTTCACGACGTCGGAGTGTTCTGGAAAAACTCTGATGATGTTGCCAGTGTGATCAAACAGAACAGTGCCGCCTTCTGGCGTGCGCTTTGGTCGATATTTTTCATGACCGGCGTCACGATAGAACGTGCGATCGCTACGGCTGCCCATCTGGTCGATGATGCCGTCACTGTCTTTCGGCGGATGGCTGCTAAAGCCGAACGGCTGCGTGTTCCAGATCTCTTCCGGCTTCTCGTTTTTGTAGCCGCTTATATCAACCTTCTGCTGCGTACCTTTGTCGTTGACCTTGATAATGCGACTGCGGCGCGTAGTCGGCCTCGTGGCGTCG